TCGAGGATTACTTTTCGTTTCTCTCGATCGATCCGCTGCTGCCCGTGCCGATACCACCGCGCGAGATGCCCGCATCTCTCGAGGCCGGCATCGAGTTCGACGATGTGACCTTTACGTATCCGGGAGGAACGGAGCCGGCGGTCGAGCATCTCAACCTGCATATTCGCGGCGGCGAGCTGATCGCGCTCGTTGGCGAGAACGGAGCGGGGAAGAGCACGCTCGTGAAATTGCTGCTGCGCTTTTACGATCCCACCAAGGGCGCGGTGCGGGTCGGCGGCGCGGACCTGCGTGACGTCGATCCGCTGGCGCTACGCAATCGCATCGGCGTGTTGTTCCAGGATTACGCGAGCTACGAACTGTCGGTCCGCGAGAACGTCCAGATGGGGCGTCCCGGCCGCGCGAACGACGATCGCCGCGTGCTGGCGGCTCTCGAGGATGCGCGCAGCGACTGGCTGCTGAAGAAGATGCCGAAGGGTCTCGACGCAAAGGTCGGGCGTCTGTTCGAAGGCGGCCACGATCTCTCCGGCGGCGAGTGGCAGCGCCTGGCGCTCGCGCGCATCATGTATCGCGACGCGGACATCTGGATTCTTGACGAGCCGACCTCTTCGCTCGATCCCGAAGCGGAGGCGGCGATTTTTGCCGAGCTCAAGGAGATCCTGAAGGGCCGCATCGGCATCGTTATTTCGCATCGCTTTTCCACGGTGCGGATCGCCGATCGCATCGCGGTGATCGCGGACGGCAAAGTGTCGGAGCTGGGGTCGCATGAGGAGCTATTGCGCGCCGGCGGGCGTTATGCGCAGCTGTTCGAGCTCCAAGCTGCCGGCTACCGGTAAAAAACACGCCAAAGTGCAGCCCGGCCGGACTTCTGTTAAGCTTGGAATCTCTCCGAGGCCGGCGTAGCTCAGTTGGTAGAGCAGCTGATTCGTAATCAGCAGGTCGTCCGTTCAATCCGGATCGCCGGCTCCAATAACCTCACTAAACACAAGCAGTTACGGAGAGAGCTTGCATCCATGCGTCTTTCACTCGTCGATTAGCTACCGCATAGCTACCACCGAGCTGGCACCGGAGTACGCGACACGGGGGACCCGTTGGCACCTGCGATAAAAGAAATCCCGCTTCATTCGTGGGAAGAGCTGGTGGGGCGCTTCGACGACCTGCCAGCCTGGATCTTTCGCGGCCACGCCTCCACCAAATGGGATCTCCAAAGCACGCTCGATCGAATGGCGCCAGCCGGCCACCCTAAGACGTTCGCGGAATACAGTCTCACTCGCGAGTTTAAACGGCGCGCGCACACGTATCTCCAAGCGCATCAGGTCCCAACGAAACCGGGCGAGTGGTTGGCGCTCATGCAGCATTTCGGTGCGCCCACCCGTCTTCTTGATTTCACAAAATCACCTTACGTCGCCGCGTACTTCGCCTTCGAAGACTTACCGCTGGACGGTTCGGATCGTTGCGCGATATGGGCCATCGAACCGGGATGGTGTTTCACTGAGTTTGCCTACAAGGTTGGGAGCCAGGGCGATACCCTATTCGGATTGAATGCCGACGAGATCAACGACGCACTCGATAGAGCGAAGGGCTGGGCCTCTGAAAAACGTTCAGACGGCGAACCACGCACCGACGCGGAAATCCGCGGACGTCAACTAGTTATGGTTGGCTCGATTCTCGCTCAAATGATTGACGATAAAGCCGAGGAGGCGGCGCCGCTGGGAGCGCTCGTGTTTGAACCCGAGCGCCTCAGCGAGCGAATGTCTGCTCAGCAAGGCGTCTTCATTTGGCCAGGGGACGTGAATGCGACCGTCATGGATAACGTTCTCGCTCTCGGTCACATCGAGCGCGGAGTACGGAAGTTTACCGTGCCAACCTCGGAGCGAGGCCGCGCGCTAGAACAGCTCCGTCTGATGAACATCACGCGCACATCGTTATTCCCTGGCCTTGAAGGATTCGCGCAATCGTTTCGACAGGCGCTGATCAGAGATTCAACCGAGGGTATGGAGCGTCGGGCGTTACTGCGCGCGCTCGGCAATCAGACAACCGAAGACTCATAAGAGACATCAGTTACCTCATCTCCCTTGGTCAGTTCTCCGTCTGCGAGCGCGGTTCCTGCTGCCAACCGCCGTTAACGTACTGCCCAACGCAGGCGGCGAGCGCTGCCGGGTACTCCGGCAGCCGAGCGCCGTGAAACATTTGGCTTTCGAGCAGTCCGCCGTCGACGAACACGAGGAACTCGAGCGCGCGGAACTGCGTTACCTTCCGCTCGCGAATCTCGGCCCAACGACCGCCTGGCTTCGTGAATCGATGTAGGACTGTCATCGGCGCCGGCGCATTGACGCGCAGGCCCTTGAACGGATTCGTGTCGCTCATGGTGTGCGTGAACGCAGGCTCATTGCGGCATCTGAGCGAGCATCAGGAACCGCGTATAGACCTCGCCGTTTGGAGCATCGGCCGCGCTGCTGCTCAGGAACAGCGCGACATCGCGCGCGGGATCCATGGCTTCGAGTAACGGGCGTACTCGGTCAGAGAAGGTCGGGTCGACGTGATGCTGTCGCGTCGAATCCAGAAACGCTTCGATTGGTATGGATACCGTCGGGTCCATCTCGAAACGCGTGGTGGTGCCCGGCGGCAGCGTTTTCGTCGCCAGGAGCTCTCGCATGTGTTTCTTGGTCACGGTCATCGACAGAACGGTACGCTCGCCCTCGGATGATTTGATCGCGTGCGCACGTAGCTGCCACTCGATGAGAGGCAGCCACTTCGTCACCATGTCGTTCCACTCGGCCATCGGATCATTCATCGCGCCCTGCTTTCGTGTTGTGCGCATCTTGGCCAGGGGACAACTTGCGGGCAAGCGTTCGCATCACTTGTCGGCTGTCACCGTCCATTGCGCGGTATCTGTCGATCAGATCCTTTTCCGTTTCTGACAGCGACTTCAGATCACGTCCAACCTTCTTGCGGCCGTGAAGGACGTCGAACACCTGTTCACGCTGAGAACTACTCAGCGAATCGGACGCGAGCAAATTCCTCAGCACGCGCTCTGCTTTTGTTGCACGGTTTTTAAAGTACGTGTTGTAGTCGCCAGTGGTCTTGAACACAAGCCAGAGCAGCAACTTGACGCCAGTGTCCAGCGGGCAATAAACCGTATTGCTGATGAGCCCTAACTCCAGCAGCTTGTTATCGAGCGCGCGCCACGCGTCGTAACTCGCCTCACGGACGCGCTTCTCGCGATCGTGCGGATCGGCGCCAGCGCCGTCGATCGCTACGACGGCCGCGCTCTCGATTGATGTCATGAGTTTCATCGGTGCGCGTGCTCCTGTCCACGGCTGCCGGCATCGGCCGTGTAGTGGCGCGCGGACAATCGCGACACGGTATCGTCGTCGACGAGGAACCACGATGCGCCGCGGTCCGTGCGACGCGATTCGATCTGAAACCCGGCCGCGATCAGCGCATCAATGTCGCGTCGGATCGTTCTGTCAGTCACTTCCGGTAAGCCATGTTCAGCGGCGCAGGCCTGCAGTTGCGCCAGCGTTAGTCCGTAACGGGAATTCAGCAACCGCACGAGTAGTCGCCACTGGCGTTCAATTTGTTCGTGTCGGACAATTTCTCGGCACTGCGGCGCGGCGTAGAGGGCAGGGGGAACGCTTGGCAATTGCAGCTGATGGTGAAGGGTATTCGACATGGGGTCTCCTTTGACCCCGGCTGGCGGCCTGCCTGATAGACTCTCGCGCAGGCTCGTTAACCGGCTAACACGGTTGACGGGTTTAGGGGCGCTTGCGGGTTACCGCCCGCTTGCGCTCCGCTTTCTTCGTGACGCCCTTCTTCTTCAGCCAATCGTTTATCGCCTGCCGGATTTGCTCCGACTCGGTGATGTCCTCTGCAGCCTTGACGGTCTTCAGCCCGTCGGCCTGAACATCGTTGATCCAAAACGAGTAGCGTTTTCGTGGCGTCATCGAAGCTCCAGATGTATATACGTTGGATTGACAAACAGTGTCAAGTGAACTTCGGTTACTTCGTGATCGATTGCCACATCTCGCGCCCGACCTCGTCAATCGCGCGATCGCCCTCGGAGTCGAGCGCTGGACGTATGAACGGCTGCGCTGACTGGTGGACGGTGCCGAACTCCACAGGTCCTGCATATGGCACGTCGGTTCCAACCGCGACGCCGCTGCTCGTCTCCGTAATCACGATGCTGGATGCCAGCCTACCGGTACGCCGCGGCGCCAGGCGCGATGCGGTGTCTCGTATCGGCTTGGCGGCCGTCTTCAGCGCGCGTTGCTGCGTGCGTTTGTCGTTCGCCGTGGCCGCCAGTTCTTGAAGTTTGGCCTGTAACTCAGTGAGGCCGATGATCTGCAGCATGTCTATTCCGCCTTGTGAAATTCCGCGGCCAGGTCATCGAGGATTTGCGGGGCGAGGCTGAACGGCCGCGCCAATGACAGCATGCGCAGGTGGCGCGCGACGATCTTGAAGTCATCCGCCACGGAATGCAACACGGCGGGGGTTAGTGGCTCGTGCTGGAGCCGCGTGAGCGCGGACTCAAGTCGAACGGCGTGCGCTTCGTTGGGGCCCGCGACGCCCAATTGCTCGCCCAGGCGCAACATCTTTACGATGCCGCCGAGAATGCCGTTCAACTCGCGCCGTAAGAGCGCCGTTGCCGCGTCGGTCGACAGATACGGTAACGCCGCGCGTTTGAGCGTTCGGAAACTTAGCATCAGCGGCTCCTACCGGCAGGCATTACGAAGGTCACTCCGATCGCGTCACGGAAGTTGAAACGATACAATCGCTGAACGTATGGCCGAACTTCCATCACATGTCCTCCGAATGGCGTCGTTCAAACATGTTCAGCAGATGCTGGAAGCTAGCTTTGTGCTGACGTACGGGTATTCCCAAGAAGGTCCACTCAAAGTCGGGCCTGATGATTTTGTTGTCGAAGTGATATTCCGATCCATGCCTTCGAGCACCATCGCGCGCAGTCCGTTCGAGAAGTCGGCCCTATTCGTTTTCAAAACGAGCGCTGAAGCCGTCGCAGATGTTGAATCGCGCCGTTCCGAATTGCTCGCTGAGGGCTGGATCGAAAACGACGCTGCCGACTGACATCTCACGACTTCACTCCAACCAAGTCGAGGAGATCGGTTCTGAAGCCGTTCTCGTTGTTATCGACGGCCGAGAGTATGGTGTTTTTGAGGAATCGCTTGTACTCGACGCCATCCATTTGGATGATGTTCTCCAACTGCACATGTATCTGGGCCGGCCGCTGGTCGACTGGCGCGGCCGCGGACGCTCCCGCACCAAGGCCACCGAGGACGTCCATCGCGAACGGGACCGCCTGGTCCTGTCTGACCACGGCTTCGATGCCATGCATCGTGTTGGCCGTTTCGTGACCCCAGTTGTGAAACCAGTTTCCGAATCGACCCTTCGTGCCAAGTGCGGTGCCTGGCTCTCCGGTGCGTTCGTCACCACCGCCGCCGTCGACGGTGCCTGGGGGTTGCGGGATCGGATCTGCCGTATAGGTGAAATGGGTGTTGCGATCACGCGTGGCCTCTTCGAGCGCCGGGATTAACTCGTTCGTGATCTTGTCGATTAATGCATCGATCTTTCCAACGAGGTCGCTGATCGACTTTTGAATAGTGTCGAACTGCGTTTCGATCGGACTACCGAACTTGATCTTGCCGATGTCGGTGATCTCTTTACCGTTCTCGTCCAGGAGCTGGTGCGTGTCGATCAGGTTCTGGATCCACGGCTTCATGTTGGCCGGGATCGTCGTGCCGAGCTCGATCGACTTTCCGACGAGTTTGCCGATCTCGTCCTTCATGCCGACCAGAATGCCGCCGGTGTCGCCGCCGGCCTTATCCAACAACGTGAAGGCGTTGATGATGCGCTTCGCTTCGGAGTCGATGCCCTGTTGCCGCAAGATCGGACCGAGTCCGTCCATGCTGACCCCGAATTCATCGGCCGTGGACTTCGCTTTGTCGAATGAAACGCCGACGAACTTACCGGTCTTGTCGAATTCGTATCCCAGTGCGCGCGCGTCGCTGATGGCGCCGTCGAGTTCACCACGCAGGTCAGACAATGCGCTGTTGGCGTCGTCGACTCCCTTCTGCGCGTCGTCGACCATCTTGTCGATGGCCTTGTCGAAGGCCTGCGCCAGTTCATCGAAGTGCTTTTTGCCAGCTTCGCCCTGCGACTTCCACGCCGCGGCCAGATCCACGCCGACGATCTTGCCGATCCGATCGATTCGTTCCAAAGAGCCGTACTGCTCCAGTAGCTTCTGCTTCGATTCGTCAATCTTGGCGTTGAACTTCTTCAGCTCGTCGTTCTGGCCGATGCCGAATAACTTCTTAAACGCTGGCACCAACTGCCCCGACAAGGACCCAATTGCCGATCCGATTTTCGCGCCAAGGGGACCGAACGCGCTCCCGATGCCAGCGCCGATCGTGGAGCCGATCTGGGAGACGATGGACTTGAGGGCGCCCATGATGTCGCCGCCACCGGTGAAGGCGTTGGCGATCGTCTGCGAGATGTCTCCGAGATTCTTCGAGAGCCCAACCTTCATGCCGCCCCAGGCCTTATCCAAGAAGGACGGGCTCAGGTTGTCGCTGAACCCTTTTTTCAAGGGCTCGAACATCTTCGATAGATCCATCGACGATGCCAGGCGCGCCGGTTCGATCGTGATGACTTCGCCACTGAGCCTGAAGAACTGCTCCCACATCGCGTCGGCCGCATCCGCAGCGGAGTTCGCCAACGGCACGAACTCGCCGATCTTGACGTTGTAGCGCTCCTGAAAGACCGTGATCGGATCGAGCGCCTTTGCCATGCGCTCGAACTTCTCGGCGAGGTTGACATTACCGACGAGGCGGGCGGCCTCCGCGCCGTCAAGCAGTCCCTCCTGTAGGTGTTTCAGATCAGACGGCAATACCTTCAACGGCCCGCCAATCGCATCGATCTCGCGCGCGATCATCTGTGCGCCGCTGATCGCGTCAGCGCCGCCGATCTGCCGGAGCGCCTTGGCGAACTCTTTGGCGGCTTCCGCTGCGGCCTTGTTTCGCTCGAACGAGACGGCCACTTCGCCGTCGAGCTTCTTCAGCGCCGCCTCTTGCTCTGCCGGAGACATGGAGGAGTTCGGCAGTTGCGATGGACCTGGCGCACCCGGTAACTTGGGCAACTTCAACGCCATCAGGCCAACCGATTGAAGCGCCGAAGCCCAGTCCCAGGTGCTGATGGTGTTCTTCTTTACCGAGCTATCGAGCGCGTCGAAGTTCTTGATAGCGATCAGAACCGTGCCGAGCGCCTGCACTGAACCTGTCGTCACCCGGTCCCAGAGATCATCGACCGCATCGCCCGCATCGGCTAGCGCATTAACCTGTGCCTCGCCTGCCTTGGTGGCGTGCGACGCCATCTCGTCGTACCCGCTGGCAACAGCGGATGCAACTTCCTTGAATGACTTACCGAACAACAGCACGCCGAGGCGATTGCGCTCCTGTGCGTCCTGCACGCCACCGAGCGCCTTCGTGATCGTGTTGAACTGCTCATCCGGGGACATCGCCTGCAGCGCGGCAAAGGACAGGCCGAGCTTGGCGACGGCGCCTTCGACGCTGTTGCTGCCGCCGGCGAGATTGATGCCCAGCTTGAAAGCCGCATTCGTGAACGCGTCGAGCGATGACCCGGTCTGTTTCGCGGCATAGGCCATCTCTTGCAGCGTGTCTGTCGTCAGGCCCGTTTGGGCGGCGAGGTCCTGAAGTTTGCCGGCGTATTCCGTCGCCTTCCCGATCGCCGCGGTGATGGCGCCGACCGTGAACACGGTGCCAAACACCTTGCCAAAATTCTTCGCCTGGTCGGATAGGCCCGTCAGCTTGCCGGAGAACTCGCCCGCGCTGCGTCGCGCATCACCGAGGCCTTTGGTGAACCCGGCGGTGTCGAGGCCGAGTAGAACTTTCAGATTGCCGATGATCGCCATGGGTTACTTTCGGGTTGCCTTCCGGGATGGTTTCGGTTTCGCGGCCATGCGACTCGAGAGCTCCGATAACTTCTCGGTGAAGACGGACACGCCGCCGGCGCGTTCGACGAGACTGCTGACGTCACCGAGGGTGACGGTCGGATGATGTCGCTGCAGCAACGCCCAGATCATCGCGCGCAGATGTTTGACGCTGCCGGCTTCAACGGCATCGACGACTTGACCGAAGGTCACCGCCTTGTCGGGCGCCTCGAACAGATCCTCAATGGCGACCATCGCATCTAGCGTGAGGGCCAGCGTGTGCGGTATGCCGTCGATGTTGACCGTCACTTCGTTTGGGTGTGTGTTCTCAGCCAATTAATCCTCGGTTCTAATGAACAGTGGCGACGTCTTCGGCGCGGGACGATCTGTTTCAACTCGGTTCGCTATCCGCCATTCGTCAGCAGCTCCTTCACACGAGTCTCGACGTCAGCGATCAGCGACGCCCGATCGACCTCGGCGGCAGGGGCCGACTCGACGTCAACGCAGGCCGCATCGGCTTCAAGTTCCTCGAAGGTTAGAGGTCGATCGCATATCCTGGCCGCCGACTCTCGAATGCACGCGACGAACGACGAGCAGTCGCCATCGCCATCGGAATGGTCGCGGTAGGTGCGCGCTTGTTCGGCGAGCCGATACCGGACGCGATCGTGCATCTTGCGAGTCCAGGTCACCGCATTGCGACAGGCCCACCGCCAGGCCGCGAGTTCCGACATAGGATGATCGCTGTACGCACGGCCGTTGATGGCTTTCACGAAACCGCTCTCGCGTCGAGGCTCGAGGACGTGGCCAATTTCATGAAGAGCGATGGCGTAGTCGACTTCGGAGATGATGGGGCGAAGAGCGATGGTCCGCGTGCTCTGGTCCGCGTAACCGGCGACGCCCTCGTGCGTATTCAGAATCGCGCGAATGCGATGATCCAGGCACAGCTGAATCGCGTGAGCGGTGAGCCTCGCAATCTCAGGTGAGGGGATGTCTTCAGCCGTGAGTAGTTCGCGGAGCTCCTTCGCTCGTTGTTGAAGGTCAGCGGCCGCACGGTCAATTTTTTCGCGTTGCTCGCGATGAAGTGTCTTCGCAGTACTGGGCTCCATTACCTCGATTGCGTTCCATTCGCTTTCGGTCAGGTCGGTAATCGTGGCGCCTTTTCGTAGCCTTTCTTTCGCAGCGGACAACCTCGACCACATGAGATGGAGCTCGCCCCGAGTGGGAATGTCATCAAACGATTTGTACGTCCTCATGCGACCCCCTGGCCATCGCGGCCATCGCGGCCATTTCGACCGTCGTGGCCGTCGCTGCCTTTCTTGACTGCTAATTGCCATGAAGGGCCGGGAATGGTTCCGGGCTCATTCGTTAACGCGATCCACAAGGAGCCGCGGAATGTGCAAGTCTCACCAGCGCGATAGGTGCGCGTTTGTTCGTAGACTCCGGTGTAGACGAGCGCCGGTCGAGCCTCGAGCGTCGCGATGCGCTGCTCGAGGGACTCGATCCGCTTCGTGTTTCCGTCAAACAGTTTCGTGACGAAATCTCGAATGGGCGTAACGATGGCCCTGGCGATGGCGTCCATGTCGCTCGTGTTCATGGCAGGCTCTGACTCCAACGAAGGTGCGCGATATGGGCGCCGCTCAGGCTCCGACAGACGGAGAGATGCCGCGCCACGCGAACGAGCCAGGCCCAGTTGTGTTTGACGCAGGCCATCGCCGGCGCGTGCGCCCGTTTCAGCCGCTCTTCGAAACTCCAGATCGACACGGAGCCGCGGCGGTTGATGTCACGGCATTCGGCTCGAAGGAGTGTGTTCGCGTGCCTGAGATCCTCCGCGCCGAAGCGATACGGGCGCCCGGTCAGATGTTGCTCGGCGCATGGACCCGCGAGAAACAGCAACATCATGATGTCGTCGTCAACATGGCGTAGGCTGCCGTGGCGCACGTGCCCGAGCGCGTTGAGTTCGCGATCGGGTTCGATCGTCGCGTAGCCGACGGGAATGCCGTTTGCGACGGCGGCGACGGCATGACCAGCTTCGTGATGGCTGACCACCAATTCATCCGCGGTAACAACGCGTGTCGCCATGTTAGGGATGAGAGGTCCTGACGAACGCGCGTGCAACTTGTAGCCAGCGGTCGCAAGATTGGGGACTTCCCGCGCCGATCGGCAGCGGCCATTGCGAGTGATAGCCCGCCCGGCGACGGACGGCCTCGAGTTCCGCGTTTAAGCCGACGAGTGTCTGCACAACGGGAAGCATGCGACGCGTGATCTCGCGGGCCTGGGCCGCCAGGCCGGCTTGTTCGACCTCTCGAGCGGCATCGACGGCCGCGGCCACATCCGCATCGGCCGCGATCTTGGCCGGCATCAGCATTCGCTCTTTGGCATCCAGTTCGGCGATGTCGCGATGAATCTCGACACCACGCTCAACGATGGCGTTCGGGTGTCCTGCAGTGACCAGGGTGCCCGCGTACAACGCGTCACGCTCCGCCATCCGCTCCGCCCGCCGGCGCCGAATGAGAGTGAGTTCCTGTTCCAACGCCGTGCGGCGCGCGGTGGCCTGGATGACTGCGGGATCCGATTTGACGCCATTCAGCCGAATCTTTGCGGTGACGTCGCCAAGGGTTTGAACTGCTGCAGTGCTCATACAAGATTCGAGTGTAAGGACACGCTGCACATGATGTGCAGCATGTGCATCACCGTGGCACCAATCGCCAATTGCGGCTGTCGCGCAATAACAGAAACCGTGGATGTTGTTGGCCTGCTTTTATGGTTCGCAGCAACGCGCCGAGGGCGCCGGTATCAGCGATGTCGCACGCGGCCAAGGCTGCACCGAGTTCATAATTCACCTCGCCGGCGTCGATCACCTCTTCGCTGCTGAACGGCAGCTCGCGATCGCCAAGTGCGCCATCGATCGAATCGAGCAGCCGATCGTGTCTCGGGTCCGATGAACCCGGCGCCTTAAACGACTCACGGATCTGCCGCAACTCATCGCGTATCGCGGCCTGATCCTCGACGATCTGCTGCAGCAGTTCATAAATCGTCGCGAATGACGTCACCGGCGCGCACCCCCGCCGACAATGAGCAGCGAATAGGTCGGTTCGTTCTTGACCGGCTGTCGCAACATCGCGCCGATCGCTTGCAGGAGCGCGTCGATCGGATCGATTTTGTCGGCGCTGGCTGCGTGCGCCTTTTTCGGCAGCAACGAATCGTCACCGCGGCGTTGAACCACCACATTCGATGCGGCCCACTTCAGTAGCGAGTTGCCATCGTGTCGGAGACGTCCGTGTTTCACGCGCGCCTCGAGCTCGATCGCCGGCGGCGTGAATGACTTCGGGTTCTTGGCTTCGATGATCGCGGGCAGGCCGGCCGTCTGCAGCGAGCTGACGATCTGCGTCGACCCGAACGTATCGAACACGATTTCGACCACGTTGAATTCTTTCGCCCAGGCGCGAATGTCGGCCTCGATGCGATTGAAATCGATCAGCGTGCCTTCGGTCAGGACGAGGAGACCGCTGTCGGCCCACTCGCGGTACGCCGGCACCGCGCGCGCGCGTTCGTCGACGATGTCGGCGGGCAGGTAGCAGCGCACGAAGGCGACGATCAGATCATCCTTCTTGAACGTCAGGGCCACCGCGGCCAGGTCGTCGATCTGCGCGAGGTCGGCGCCGATCCAGCATCGTTGACCCTTGAAGTCCGCAAGGCGAAGAGCGGGATCGGCGCAGCGGTCCCAGGCGTCCATCGGCAGCCACGAGCTCGCGGATTGCAGCCATTGGTTACAGACCTTCGTGCGGAACTCGCCCTCGAGGCCCGGCGTCTGTTTCGCGTCCTGAGCGTAGGTCCGCACCCAGGCGAGCGTTGGCGAGATACCCAGCATCGGATTGGCCTTCGGCCATACCGCTTCGTCGCGCCAATCGTCGCCGTCGTCGAGCGTATAGATCAGGCCGAGAAAGTGATCCGACTCGAAGCCATCGATTTGCAAGAGCACTTTGGTCAGCCGCGTGCGCATCGCGTAGCCAACCGATAGCAGGTCGTAGCCGGCGGTCGTCGGACAGGCCAGCAGCGGGTTGAGCCTGGCGCCCTGAGACGATTTCAAAACATCATGCAGCTCGAACGATTGCGCGTGCGATTCGTCGAGCACGATCGCCGAAGGGTTGAGGCCGTCAAGGTTACTGGCCTTCGAGTTCACCGGTTTGGCGCTCCCGGCTTCGAAGATGATGGCGTTGGCCAACGCCTGCGCGCCTTCGTCTCGCAGCCACGCGGAACGCCTGACCATCTTCTGCATGATGCCGAACACGATGCGGGCCTGCTGGCCGGTTGTGGCACCGCACACCACCGACGCGCCTGGCTCGTTCTCGCGCATCAGGTGATAGAGCGCGATGCCGGCCATCAAGGTTGACTTCGCCGCCTTGCGAGCCACCTCGAGATACAGCGTGGTGAACCGGCGCCGCGTCGCCGCCTGCCGCTGGCGCCACCCGAACAGGCACGTCACAACGAAGATCTGCCAGGGCTCGAGCTCAATCGTCGGCGTCGTCCACGAGCCCTCGACGTGCGGGCAGCGCTCAAGAAAGGCGCACGCAGCCTCGGCTTCGGCGTCGCTCCACGCGTACGGCCAGGATCCGTCGGTCGCGGCGCGCATCCGATCGCGATCCTGTCGCGCACAGGCCAACTTGACCCAGCTGCACGCCACGATCTGGCCTGACAACACGCCCGCGGCATATTGAGCGCCGACGCGCACGTAATAACCCTTGGGACGAGCGGTATTCGATCGCTGCGATTTCGGCTTGGCCTTCTGGTTACGCCGGACTCGACAGGGCCTCAGCGTCCCTCGACGCGCCTTCTCCGCATCGCTCAACCGCGGCCGCCCGCCCTTCGATTTCTTCGCCTTCGGGGTTTTGGATGCGCAAACTCCGAGGCCGTAGGCCTTCCGGACTCGAGCTCGCGAATTCTTTTTACCTCCCCCCCCGGTCTTGCGCTTCACCATGCCGCGTTTCTCTCGGCGTGCGTGATGTCATCGTGGCAGGACTTGCAGAGCAGAATAATCCGCGTCGCGTTGCAAACGGCCGCACGATCCATTGCCTCGCGATCGGTGAGGGCTGGCGAATGGTGGAGGTGTAGCCCTGATCGGTCAGCACTCGAGCCGGCACGGCAGCCGATGATGAGTGTCGGTCCGTTCGGTAACCGGGAACCGCAGGCGATCGGGACGCCGGCGGCTAGCAGCCTGACAAGGTAATCCTCCCGCCATCGGCGCCACCAGCTTTGGCTGTAAATGTCGCGGACAGTGATGCGCTGGCGGCGATGATCTGCGCAATAACCTGAGCGCACGCGGGCGCTGCAGTTCGGCGCCTGGCAACGGCGAAGGAGGTTAGCCGGCATGCTGGCCTCCGCGGCGGGCGTGCTCAGCATTAGAATTCCGGACGTGCCGCATGTTTACACTTGGCTTTGCAGCGTGACCGGGAGTTCGTCCTATTGGTGTAGAGCCTTCGACGCCGCTTATCTGGCCGACTGGATGATGGTTGCGATCACGCTGACGGCCGCTCTGGCTGCGGTCATCACTTTGCGACACTTGGCGAAGCAGACCGAGCTGACTCGAGCCGCGTTCTTGTCCACTAATCGTCCGAAGATCGTCTTGCGGCGCGTGGTGCCGATCGGAACTCCACACACCGGCCAGGAAAGCATCGACGCTCGTGCCGAATTCGCCAACGTCGGTAATACAGCTGCGACTCTGATCGGATGCCGCACCCACATACAACTGATTCACAACGGTCTCGCAGCGAAACCGGTGCTTGGTGATGCATGGGAAGCTAATGACGTCGGAGTAGGACAGGATAAAGGGCCGGCACAGCTCGAAGCGGGCGGTGTTTGGATCATCTTTATGAAGACATCTCCGCTGGAGACCGACGACTTCATTGGATTTCGCAACGGCACGCATAACTGCTGGGCGTTGGGCGAGATCGACTACGTCGACGCGCTTGGCGTAAGGCGCTCTGCTGGATTCTGTAGAGTGTTTAACCACGCCACGAGACGTTTCGAGCTCTTTGATGATCCGGACTACGAATACGCGGATTAATGCGCCACCGGTGCTCAGGTGAGCGCCGTAACGCTCGGTACCTTGTGCTTGTCCTTGTGCCTGTCCTTGCCCTTGTCCTTGTGCCTTGTACTTGTTCTTATGCTTGCTCTGATGCTTGTGCTTTGCACTGGTGCTGGTGCTATAGCTAGTCCTTAAATGCTTCTGTTGCGCTTGTGATTGCACGAGCGTTACGCCTCACTTCTGTGTCGATGATTTCGCAGGCAGCGACACGCGCTTTTCCCAGGTCCGCTTGACTGTGCCGTCAGCGTTCGTGCGTTGGATGGAATGCCGGAACACGACCAGTCGTTGCCCCTTCCAGCCGTCCGTTTCTGAACCGAAGAACTCGATGAGCGCGCGTCGCTGGCTGATGTTCGGCACCAGGCGCCAGCCGTCGTCAAACATCACAACGGGCTCGAGTTGCTTGACGCCGGTGAAACGGTTGCGGATTACTTCCTCGGCTACGTCCGAGATCCGACCTTCGTAGTGGTCTTCGAATTGTTCGCTCAACGCTTTGTCGTTGAGCCATCGCCGGAGGTGGCGCGTCATGTCCATGACCGTGTCGCGCGCTCGCGCCCATGCTGATGATCGAGCAACGCGTGGTATCGGTCTCGGACCCGTTGGAGCTCGCGCTCCCGTTCGGCGAGCAGTTGCAACGCCTGTGCGCACAATTCGCGCCACGCGTAGACCTCGTCCCGCGTGCGCGACAACTCGATCACCTGGTGGATAACCAGGCCGCCGAGATTACTCATCGCCGTCGGCCTTGGGCGGAGTTCGAGCACGTCTGCGAAGTCAGCCAGCTTTCGAGGTCGGCGTGGCGGTAGGCGATCTTCTTGCCGACGCGAATGAACCGCGGGCCTCTTCCTGTGCGGCGCCAGCGCGCCATAGTGCCCGGGGTCGAGAGGATCAGGGGCGCGGCCTGATCTGGTGTGTAGACGAGCGCCTGTTCTGCTTTCGGTGACACTGAGCCTCCGTTCCGCTGTGGTTCGCAGCGATTCGTGGGCTCAGAATGCCAGACGACGGCGATTTGGCTAGGTCACGGAAGTGCGTCGTTGGCGTTGGACTTTCGTAACCTTTGGCTTGTCGCTATAGAAGCGCTTGTTCTTTCGACGGAGGGCTTTGAGCTCCTCTATTTGCCGCATGCTTCCTTCGCCGGCGGGCTTTCCGTCAATGCGATTCGCGATCTGGAGGATCACTCGCAGCGCGCGCACGCGCGGGCCATCACGATGCCACGTGCGCCAAATCTCCAAGCCGCCATCATCAAGACAGCTTGTGACGCGGTCGAGCATCTCGAGCAGGGCCACATTCTTCGGTCTGAATGCCGGGCGCGACGTCGAGATCAATTCGCTGTACTCGCTCAGCGGCCGCTCCCAGGTCAGGCCGGATTGCTTACGTTGCTTCCAGGTGATGATTCGTTCTGCGAGCGCCTCATAGAGGACGCTTTTGGAACCCTCCCTGTAGTCTTCTGGACTCGCATTCCGCATCAACTGCAGCAGACGTTCGGCGGTAGTGATCAGTTCGCTGTCCTCGGCCGCCCACTCCTTAACCGTGCCGGGCGTCACTCTGAGACGATCGCGATAGCGTCCGAGCCACATTTCGATCATGAACCGCGTGGGCTTCTTGAGCTGGCATCCGAGCTCGCTCTCGATGTCGGCAAGATTGGACCGCGATAGCCGAAAAGGTCCATCGTTCATCGCGACCTCCTTTTCAGTGCCGCGGCGATCGTACCGCCGATGGCATTCGCGTTCTCGCGTGCGACGCTATCGTGCAAGTGTGCGTATCGCTTCGTAGTGTCGGCCTGCGAGTGCCCGAGTTGCTCTCCGATTTGCGCCAGGCTGAGCCCGTGATCGCTGATCGCTACGCTTGCGTACGAGTGTCGGCAGGCGTCGTAGAGCCGAAGGTCGGCATCGAGCCCGGCGGCCTCGCGCAGCGCTTGGAACGTATGCGTCAACGTGCTGGCGTGCATGTGCTCGCCCTTCTGGCGGCGGCCATTGCCAGGAAACACGAAAGGGGACTCCGCGAACCTCGGCCACCGCTTCAACAGCGCGACGGCCGGCTTCGACAAGAAGATCGACTTCTCGCCGGTCTTCGATTCCGGCAGACGGATCACGCCGCGCGATAGGTCAACGAAGGCCCATTGCAGACTCGCGATCTCGTTCGGCCTGCATCCGGTGAGCAGCAGGAGTTCGATCCCGGTGAGCGCCGCCGAGGCATAAGCGCCCGTCTTGCGCCCGGCTCGCAGCGCCTTGCCGAGTTTTGCGTATTCGTCGCGGTTCAGATACCGCTCGCGTTTCTTCTCCGTGTAGAGATCGATCCCTTTGCAGGGGTTAGGTTGAATCTTCGACCACGAGCAGAGCTTCGACAAGATCGCCACGGCGCGATTGGCCACGTACGGCGTGCTGCGCAGCCGGTGGTGCAATTTCTCGACATCCGCCGCCGTGAGGTCGATCAGGGGAATGGCGCCCAGCCACGGCCGGATGTAGCTGTCGATCGCTTGCTTGTACGAGCGCAGGGTCGAGGCCGCCCGGTCGGGTTCCACGTACTCAGCCAGGAACCGCGCCGCCGCATCGGCCACGGTCACCGCTCCTCGGGCGCGGTCGTTCTCCGCGCTGGGATCCTTGCCGCGCGCGACGATTCCGCGATCGTCGATCGCATGGCCGCGGGCCTGGGCGAGGGTTAGATCATCGACACGGCCGATGGTCTTCCAGCGCACGCGGCCGGACTTCAAGCGGTACTTAAGAATGAAGGTCTTTGTGCCGGCGGGGGAGACTCTGACGCCGAACCCGGGAATGCTCGCGTCCCATTCGACGTACTGCGCGCCGGCTTGCGGTTGTAGTGCATCGATCGCGCGCTGGTTCAGACGACCTACTGATTCAGCCATGCGAGAACCTCTAGCTACCACATAGCTACCACGCGAGTGCGCGTCAGTGGTAGCTAAGAGTAGGCGAAGAGTAGCATGAATAGGCGTATTTGCTGGCAACGCGCACAAGTGCGCTTGAATGGTATGCGCTCTGAAAGAATTCGTAATCAGCAGGTCGTCCGTTCAATCCGGATCGCCGGCTCCAAAATCCTTAGTAAAAACAGAAATTAGCGAATCGATTATTCGAGTCGATTCGCGCTTGACCCCCCAACTGACCCCCTCAGCCAAAAATGGCGTCCATCTTCTGCGCCGCCTTGGCTGCGGTTTGCGTCTGCAAGTGCGAATACAGATCGGCGGTAGTTCGCAGTTCCGAGTGGCCGAGGAGCATCGACACTTCGACGAGCTCGACGCCAGCGGCTATGAGAATGCTTGCGGCTGAATGGCGAAGGTCGTGAAACCTGACCGGCGCGATCGGCGGGTCGCATGCGGCTAGGAGCGTATGAAGCGTCCGTAACACGTTGCGTGGTGACAGACCCGCGCCAACTTTACGGCCGGCGCCGCGGCGGGCAAACGTCGTGAACACGAGACCTGAGTCGATCCAATCCGGGCCGGCCTTTAATCGGTCCTCGAGCTGCTTTGTCCGGTGCACCTTCAATGCCTGGACGCAACGATCGGGAAGTATCAGCGTGCGCCGGCTGCGTTCGGTCTTGAGCGCCTGGAGGACCAGTTGCTTGCCAACGAGCTGCAGCTGCTGTCGTACACGAACCTCGCCGGTCTCAAGGTTCACATCCTCCCATCGAAGGCCCGTCGCTTCGCCGAGGCGAAGGCCCGACGCCAATGCCACTGAGAACAGCGCGCCGAGCCGATGGTCGCTTGCCACCTTCACGAAGGCGGACGCCTGGTCGAGTGTTAGTGGCGCAATCGCGCGCCGGCTGGATGACTTCGGGACCTTCACCAATGTCGCTGCGTTGATCGTCACGAGTTGTAGGCGCTGTGCGTCTGCCAGTGCGGATCGGAGCGCCGCATGGGCTAATGCAATTCGCCGGCGCGCGCCATGCTCGGCCTTGTGCTGATTGAGCCAACGCTGCACCGTGATTGGCGAGAGTTGTTCGAGTCGCAGCCCGCCAAATGCGGGCGAGAGGTAGCGGTCGATCGCCGACCTATAGGAGCGACGAGTGCTCGGTCGCCAACGATCGATGTTCGTCGCAAACCAGTCCTCTAGAAATCCGTCGACCGTGGGCGTGCTCGTTGTCAGCAGCTGCCCGTCTACTGCTCGGCCGCCGAGTCGCCGCAGCAGCGTGATCGCTTCATCGTTCGTCAATGCGTAGGCCGTTTTTCGTCGTCGCTTACCGTCCGAGCCGCGACCGATGTCGACCCGCACCTCCCATCGGCCATCCTGGCGGTGACGAATTGATCCTTCATTCTTACCGCGACGTTTGTTCATTTCTTATTCCTCCGTGGTGACGGCAGCATGGGATTGTCCTTGCGATAAAAATGCTTCTGGCATTTCGGCGAGCAATAGTCGCGGCTCCCTCCGTGACGGTGATACAGGAACATTCGACCGCAACGGCATACCCGCAGCCTGTCAACGCCGACGAATCGCAACAGCGTAATCACCTGCACCTGAATCAAGGAGTCGACGTCGGCCATGAGCGTCAACATCGGATCGCCTGGATTTAGGGACGCCGCGGCGTTTATTGGACCCACAACGAAAAACGGCTGAAATTCCGCCGGTAATCGTGGGCGCTCTTTGCGCGGAGCCAGAATCGCTTCGTTGAAGGTGTTACGCAGAGTAGCTTGCCAAATGAGCAAGTTGATTTCTGGTTCGTAATTCGTTCCATCGTCTTTCTTTGGCGCGAACGTGTCGTCGACTGATAGACCAATTCCGTGAAAATCAGCGGCCAGGATGTCTCGCATTAACCGTTGCGCATCCGCCTTGACTAGTTCGTCACTTTGAGCGAATTCGAGTGTTCGAATTAGTAGCTTGGCCGCAGCAATTTCGCGGTCGGTGTAACGCTTTACCTGGTCCCGTTTCATGTTCGGTGGCGTGCGTGTTTCAGTGTCACTTGACCACGCACATCAAAACCCTAGCACCGTAGTAACTCTGACCGCAAGATAAAACCTCGCAACACGCAACTAAGCGCAGGTGGAAATATGCAGTCTGAGGCTCAGGACAAATTGTTGTTATCGCCCGTGGAAGCAGCTCGCCGGCTCGGAATAGGGCGATCAAAGATTTACGAGCTTGCCGCCGACGGTGCGTTGCCTGTGGTTCGCATCGGAAAACTGATCAAGTTCTCGCCCGAAGGATTAAGGCAATGGATCGAGGCGAATCAGACAACCCCTCGTCCGGCTAGCCGTTGATGTGGGTTGGAAGCTTGCGAAACAAGTCTACGAGTCGGCGTTGCCGACGTCGTTGAAAAGCACGGCCGCGGCGATCGCGATGCTATTCGCCGATGAAGACGGCGGAAGCGTCCGTCCTTCGATCGAGCGGATCGGCTGGGTAATGTCCAAGTCTGCGCGGTCCGCTAGCACGGATGTCAACGAGCTCCGCAAGCTGGGCATCCTAGTCCCTCTGTCGAGTATCCGCGGCGGTCGAAATCGTACTACTCGCTATCGCTTCAATGCCGACGCGCTGCCCGTTCGCCCAACATTTGAATCACTCAAACAACGAAGCGCGCTTCGTGGTTTACAGGCTGTAAACAACGAAGCTGACTTCGTTGTTTCGAATGATGTTTCACGTGGAAACAACGAAGCGGACTTCGTGGTTTCCAGAAGTAACCACGAAGTTGAGCGCTTTAAACCACGAAGTTCAGCGTACGTAAACCACGAAGCTGGCTTCGTGGGATCAGTTATTGATCAGTACAAAGACCAGAAGAGTGTACACACACCGCGTGCGCGCGAGGACAGCCAACAGCATGCGCGCTGCCATCCACTGATCTGCTCCTGTGTCGGTTCCATCTGCCTTGACCGCAACCAGGTGGAGCGTCTGGTTGATGGGCGCGTGGCGCATCCGAACCTGAGAGACGAAGCGCGTCAACGATTCGCGGACTTTGTTCGCAGTCAAACGGTAGTAGGCAAATCAGCGGTGGTGTTCGCTGCTGATCGAGTGAAGGTCTGCAATGAACTTTGGGATTCATTCCGCACCACCCTCGACTAGGGGGGGTGCCAAAGGTTCTTCCCGATGACTGACTCCATGCGGGTGGGCGAGGCGCAAGATTTAGGTAGGCACCAGGGGTTTGAGGTCGCAACGTCGATGGAGGTTGTTCGTGTCTGATCCATCTGATGCGGGCGAACAGGCCGCAACACCTGCATCACTTGCATCACCTGCAACGGCGCCGATCACCTTACGTGCTTATGCGCGGCATCGCCAGGTGAACCCGTCGCAGGTGTCGCGCGCGGTTCGTAGTGGCCGGCTGTCTGCGTCCGTCTCATGGTCTGCCGGGCGGCCATGGATCGCCGATGTCGACCTGGCGGATCGCGAATGGGCCGCTGCAACAGACTTCACGACGGCGCCCGCCTCGGTGCTCGACGACCACGCGAGCGCCGCGAACGACGGCGCGCCGGGATCCGTCGCGCAATCCGTCGCAATCGAAAAACACTGGCGCGCGAAAAACGCCGAGCTCGAATACAAAAAAAAGATCGGCGAGCTGGTCGAGGCCCAATCGATCGAGACTGCGATGAAGGACGACTACGCGAGAGTTCGAAACAAGCTTCTATCGCTGCCGCGAAAGCTGAAGGCGCTTCTGCCGCACCTCACCCTGGCCGATGTGAACAAGATCGATGCGGAAATTCGCGAAGCCCTCGAAGCGCTCGCCGATGGAGATTTCTCACATGAGTGAAGTTCGTTTGCGATTCTCGATTGAAGTGAACGCCGGCACGGTCGAAGTGGTGCTGCTGTCATCGATCGAGGGAGAACCTGAATCGCGCGCCGCAATTCCAGTCCTGCCGGATGACGCGCGCTTACTCGCTGATGCGCTGTTTATTGCGGCCAAGCAAGTCGATCCTGCTGGCCATCAAACCATGCTCGATCGCATCGGGACCGAGTTAGCGAAAGAGATCGCTATGCGGGCTCAGCCTGGCGTTGGCGGCGTGCACTAACCGTGGACGAGAGCCGATTTCGTTGGATCCGGTTGCAGGCCGCTCAGTCGAGCGGCCGCGTGCCTCCAGACCTGTGGCCATGGGTCATAGAACTCGCGCGGCGCGCCGCGGCGCCGCGCGCGTCTGCGGTGGAGACGCCGGCCTCCAAGCTTCGCTTGCAGCTCTCGGAAATGGTTGACCAGTGGATGCGGCGGCGCCGACTCACGACACGCACCGCGAGCGTGCAGCGACGGACGCTGCAGCGATGCCTGAAAGGCGACAACGTGAGCATCGATTCCATCGCGGATGTTGCTGATGCGCTCGGGTGCGACGTGTTCATCGACTTCGTTCCGCGGCCAAGTGGCGCCACATATGGCGCCAAAAAGACCATATCTGGCGCCAGTGTCT